AGTTGTTACTACTAGACTTTAACATCTAGCGGGGATACCACTTCGGATTTCCCTCTCCCGTTTCGCTTAGTTATAGCGGGAGTTCAGACTATCGCATCACCTTTCGGTGCCCTCTCACTTAGTCGTTCACGGTGCTTTCGCTTCCGCCCTGTCACCCGCTGCCGGGCTTCCAAGTCAATCAGAGTGGGTTTAAACTCGTCTACAAGTTAAACGAGGTTACGGATTTCTTTATCTGTATACAGGGTTTTCAGCGCTGGAATAAACGCTTGATTGTCTAAAATTGACATTTGTCAGTTTCCTTATGGGTAAATAAATTTTTAATTCAAAACTTTATTTTGCCGTGTTCTGGTTGAACATTAGCGCCCGGAAACTGACTTATGGGCAGACGTAACTTTAGCTTCGTAACCTTATCTTCCGCGTGCTTTATCTAGCATCTCTATTGCTCTTTGAAATCTTTGTTCAGCAGTAAGAGAACTTTCATCAGCACGATGAGGAACTTCAGGTTTTAGATTGTTCGATAGACTCGTAGGACGAGTTGATTGATATGTAGGTTCTCGTAAGAATTCGAGGGGTGCCTGCTGTCTATCAACAACATCTGACGGGTTTATTAAACCTTTGATCTTCTTTAAACTAGCGTACTTGGTTTTAAACTCGCTTTCAAGCTCGTCTTCTACAAGCTGAGCCGCTTCCTTGAAGTCAAGAATCTTCTGAGTGTTATTAAAGTGTGTTTCTATTATCTCATAAACAGTGTCCACGTGGTCAGGATTCGCAGCCAAAAACTCGAAATCGTCTTTGTTTGCTTCTACAAAGTCATTAATCGTTTTCTTGTAAGTCAAGACCTGGGCGTCGTGATTCGCTCTCTCGCGCTCTATCTCCTGCTGCTTAGCTTGCTCTTCTTTATCGAGCTGAGCTTGTTTCATCTCTTCGACCTGAGCCTTTAGTGAACTGATAGGGTCTTCGTTACCTTGCGCAACTTCACCCTCAAGTTGAAACCTAGCGATGTCTTCAAAAGTAAGACCTAAGCTTTGAAGTAATTTAATAGGGTCTTTCTTCGCCATCTCTTTTGAGGTCTTGAACTCCTTAGCGAGCCCAATATCAGCTTCTAGAGCTTTTTGTTGCTCCAAAAGTGCGCTTTCCTTCTTTGCTACCCGAGCTAACTTGTAAGCCAGGTCAGGAACGCGAAATTTGGGCCGCTGTGCGCTTTCACCCTGTCCAGAAGGCTGACTATCAGGCGCTTCCGTTTGCGGGGCTTCTCCGCCAATTACAGCAGGCATTGATCCGGTTGACGTGTTTAAAAATTCCATACGACTCCAGTAAGTGATTATACCATTGGTGGTGTGGGTTGAAGTTCTGGGTTAATTCCCATTTCAGGTGCTGGTGCAGCAGCTGTTTGAGCAGCCTGTTCCGGCACTTCAAGAAGCTTGGCTGCTTTGCTGATGTATGCCCGAATAAGCTCTAGAGAGCTGTCTTTGAGCTTCTTGTTGCGTGCCCAGTGATAGTAGTAATTTCCATATTGGATGCACATTTCAAGGTTGTCGTAAGGTTCTGGAGAGATGAGCTTTTGGGTATCGAGCATATCTTCGATGTTCTGCAAGATAGAGCGTAGAGGAGCCAACTTCAGACCAAACATCTTATCGGTGTCTGGGAAGTCTAGGAGCTCCATCGCCATCATCGGATCTATCAAGCCACTGCTCGCCATTTCCTGAATGAAGTTCAACTTACCAGAAGGCGTCGATGGGAAGTCCGAGATCGGGAAGCACTGCATAACATATCCGTCGCGGTCTACCTTGATATCAGCAAAGTCAATATTTTCCATGCCCTCTTTCTTGGAGAAGGAAGACACTTCGTAAGTACCGTCGCGCTCGTAAATATCGTGTACCATGTCGAGCATTTTCTCTGCGCATTTAATATGTAAATCTTCCCACAAACGCGCAGTGTGACTGAATCTCTCAGTCTCTATGTCGTGAAAACTATCGATAGCTTTTCCGCTATTCAACCCCGGTGGCTTGGTGCCTGATGCAGTGAGTTCTGACAGACCTACGATGCCATAAGCTTGCTTAAACAAGAAGTCTGTCATCTGAAACTGGTCTGGGTGAACAGAAGGATTCACTGCGTATACTGGCGGAGTGTTGCGGTACTTCACGATGATTGCATTGTCATTGCTCAAATGAAGTGGATTCACGCCAGAAGCTTCTTCAACAAACACCTTAGGGTTAGCTGATAAACGCATAGCCTCTTGAATGTTCATGAGTAGACGATTCAATTCGCCCTGAATAGACACCAGTTCTTCGCATACACCAACGCCCCAGAACCCTAGAATATTCGAGGAGTAACGGGTAAAAATAAAAGGGAAGTCATCTTTAACATATTCTTCATCAGCGAATGAACAGGTCTCGATGCCAAATACGTGGCGACCTTTGATTCCATTGCACGGTAAATGCCAAGCATCATAAACCATAAGTAGTTCACTATAAGACCGTCCGGTAAAAACATTAATCGCCTTAGCTCTATTAATAGCCTCTGCATATTCGGGGAACATGTTACGTAGATAGTCGCGGGGCAAACTGCGCACACGATAAATCGCACGAGGTTTTTGATACATACCATCAGCCATATCAACGCAGATTTCACCTGGGTATACTCGCTCTACATTTACTTTGTTGGTCTCGGGGTCTTCATATACATAAGCACACCCTGTCCCAAAAATAAACTCGTCGCGTTTAATTTCTGTAGCCATTTGATAAAAGTTGGTCTGGTAGAAGAGTCCGTTGATGAACTTGTTCAACTGCTTAGCTTGCTTCTCAGCTTTGTAAGTCCCACCTGAAGTGAGGAACATAGGCTTAACTTTATTCTTGCAAATCTTCGCAACGAGTGTGTCTATGCAAGACTTAGATACGTTGACGTTTAGTGGCGGGTTCAAAATACTCTGAAATACCGAAATAGTAGATAAAGTTTGCGAAGAATAAGTGTATTCTGGATTGGCAATAGCAAAATCGTCGCCAGAGTATTGTTTCGTATGACGGCTATTCTTCGCTCTTGTATAATAGTTATCATCATACAATGCGCCCAATGCTTCCCAAATTACTTTGTAAGCATCATCAACTTCCCACCATAACTTCGTACCACTGTAGTCAAACATATTTTAATTCCTCAACGAAATGGATTATCCTTAGGTATAAGTTCAGTAGTTAAGTTTACAGCATTTGGTGTTGTTGGATAGTCAATAACCTTAGTAGATATTACGTCTTTGAGTGCAGCTGCTGCAAAAAATTCTATTTCAATGCCGTTAGGACCATTTGACAATTTCTTAATTCCATTTTGAGTACACACTTCTACTAGTTTTTCTAATTCTACTTCCATCATTTTCTCCTGACCCTGTAGTTTGTATTATTTTGTTGCAAATAAGCTTGTTCGGTTTCTTCGAGCAAACGTTTCTCTTCTTGTTTATACCACTCTGGCGTCCCGTACTTAGGAGGTGCAAGCTTGGCCTCATAGAGGAAGTGATAGCACTCTTTCCAACTGTAATTCGCCCCATCCGACAAATGGTTTTCAAATGAGCCATCTTCTAGCCACCTATTATTTGCCATTTCCTCTACATCCCAACACAACAACTCCCACTCACTTATTATCATTGCCTTAGATGGTACTTTAATCTTACCAGCGATCATATCTGAGTTCATCAACTCTACGAACTCTTTCTTGCGCACTTTGTCAGCAGCTTCCAGAGCAAATCCATATCGTTTCTTTAATTCTTCCGTGATCTTTTTACCGAGTCCGCCCGTGTCGATCACCGATTTTTGAGGATTATATTTATTATTCCAATCTGCAATCTTTCTGGCCAACTGGCTAATATCTTGTTTAGTTACTTTGAATTCATCAACTAGATAAACTATTGGCGAGTCTTCGTGATAAGCCCACACAACCCCTGCGTCGGCGTCGTCAAAGCCTAAGTCATAACCTATAACGTAGTTCCATTTCAGCTTCGGCAGCTCAGTGTATATGTTTATTTTATGCGAAAATTTGTACACTTGAAGGGACATATCTTTAAGCCATAAACCTAGCCACTCTCTTCCGATAGCCGGGTCAGCGAGAGTCGTCTTCCTGCGCTTAAGCTCGAAATCTAAAATATCGTCAGCGGTCTTAATATCTGGATTAGCCTTCATAGCCTTAGCTAGCAAAAAAGGATTGTCTTTAAAAGTCCAGTGATGATGCGAATAACCCGACTCGACGTCCGTCGCGGCTTCAAAGAACATACCTGCACAAGTCGGGGAAGGTGTCCCGATAAGGATAAGCGAGCCTTGATGGTCGATGAGAGCGGGAACAAGCACGTCGTCTATGAGTTCTCTAAGATAAGATGGAAAACTCTGGCATTCATCAATGTACACCTTCTTTAAACTCATACCGCGAAACTTATCTATCTCTGCGGAGTCTTTAGCACCCGTTAGATAAATCATCGAGCCATTGGGATAGGTGAGCGTGAGCTCTGTGTTATCCTGTTTAGCTCCGAGATCGTATTGCTTGTTAATATATAATAAGTCTTTCCAAATAATCCTTTTAGATGAACCACGAGTCTTAGAGATGTAGACCAGGTTCATCTGCGGCTCTGATAAGCACGTGTTA